TGTCCGGGAACACCTTGGGCTGGATTGCCGAAAGCTCCCGGCATACCGGCCGCCTCCTGATTAAATGTCGAGTTTTGATTAAATGTCGAGAGTTGGTCTGGGTTACCATAGGGTGCAAAAGTCGGGTCCTGAAAACTTCCCGGCCCCTCCAAATTGACGGCTGGAGCAGGAGCGCCCTGCCCAAAGCCGAAGGTTGGGGCGTCGAACATGCCCGGCTGAGCTTGCTCGTTGAAGGTTGATGGTTGCTGCCCTGCCGGGGCAGGGGCATTGGCCTCGCTAAGCGCCTGCGCCACCGGCGTGTCGCCAGCCAGCACGTCCTGCGCCGACGAGATGCCGCCGGCCCCAAGCGTGTTGGCGGCGTTGGTCACATCCACCGACGGGCTGCCGCCGGGTGCCGCGCTGCTCAACGTCGCGGCCACATCGCCGCCGACCCGGGTGCCGAGGCCGGCGTCCAGGGTCGGGCTCTGGTTGCTGCCGGTCGGATCATTCGGATTAGTTGTGACCCGATCGCTTGCTGCAGGGGCGGCTGATGGACTCTGATTGCTCCCAGTTGGATCGGCAAGATTGGTACCCGGATCGGCCCCGGGTGCCGCGCCAACGCTGGTGTCGCCAACTTGGGTGCCGCCGCCACCGTCGGCGGTAAGGCCACCTAAAGCAGTGCCGCGCGCAGCCTCGCGGTCAGCCTCCTGGGCCGCCTGCTGATCGCCAGCAAAGCTTGTACTATCAACACCGCCGTAACTCGCGGTGTCGCGAGCGTCGCCGCCAAATTGGCCGCCAGATGCAGCGCTGCCGGGATCGGCACCTGGAGCACCGCCATAATTCGAGGTGTCGCGGGCGTCGCCACCAAAGGTGCCTCCAGATGCAGCATTGCCGGGATCAGCCCCAGTGGCCGTGCCGCTGGTATCGGTGCCGCTGGTATCGCGGCCACTGGTATCAGTGCCGGAAGTATCCGTGCCGCTAGTATCGCGGCCGCTGGTATCGGCGCCGCTGCTATCGGTGGCGGCGCTATCATCACGGGATGCGGCGCTACTATCGTCGTCATCTGCGGCGGAATCATCTCTGCCGCTGGGGCCGCTATCATCACGGCCGCTGCTGTCATCACGGCCGCTGCCGCTGCTGTCATCATCATCGTCATCGCTGCTGCTGCACACCCAGACCGGCTCCCAATCCCAAGGCCAGAGCTTATTCTTCATGGCTCAGCTCCTTCAGAAACACCAAGTCGGTGAGCTTGTAGCCCAGCGACTCAAAGATGTGCGCATGACTCTGCTCCGCCTTGCAGCGCATGGAGAACACCGTGGCGCCGCGCTCGGCCGCCGTCTTCTCCGCAAAGGCGATCATAGCCTTGCCGGCGCCCTGGCCGCGATACTCCGGCATCAGGTAATGCGCGTCGTCGCACGCCACCTTGGTCTGTTTGTAGTGCAGATGCGGCTGCAGGAACATGGCCATGTAGCCCACCATTCTGCCGAGACCGATCCGGGCGGTGACCAGGAAAAACTCGCCCTTGTCCTGCGCCTGCATGTAGCGGGTCCAGTCCAGCTCCTGCTTGAACACGCGCTTGATGGGCGCGTTCTCGTCGTAGTGGTCGAGCAGCATCCAGCCCGGGATCAGGTTCTGGCTCAGTTGCTCGACGGCAAAGCGAATGTCGTCCATCAGAATATCCCCAGTGCTTGCCTTATGTCGGAGTGCTCGGCGGCATGACTATCTACCCAGTCTATGAACTGATCGTCCTGCGACAGGTCCACATCGGACAGGTCGATGCCGGACACCCCGGTATGGTCGCGCAGCGCCTGGTGCGTGGCCTGGTGCGACTCCAGCCAGGCGCTGGTGACCTTCTTGTCGTCGCTCCAGAGAGCAAAATTGTAGTCCGGTATGAAGATGGGCGTCGTCTTTTGTTGGAAGATTTGTACGAATTGTTGATGCTCTAAGTAGTGCTCGGAGAGCCAAATGGAAAACCCTATAGGGTCCTTAGGTAAAACTGTACTATGAAAAAATATTGCCACGGTTCTTCTTCCTTTGATGGGTGGCAGCGCTTTGTTGTAGTTTGCAAGGTTCCACAGTCCACATTTCAGCAAAATCAGCGTCGATCAGTTTCCGAGGCATTTTTCCTCTCCAGCGGCTAAGGGTAAAACTCCCAAATTGTTACAGAGTTAGTAGTACCACTGGCCGCAATCGCGTTCATGCCCTGCGTGAACGGCGGAAACCCCGGCGGCCCGAACATGAATCCTTGCTGCGATTGAATGATGATCGAGCCGGCGCCGCCCACCACCGCCGCCAGCGGCTGTCCATTGTTCTGCAGGAACGGGCACACCCAGATCGCCACCGTGCCGGGGTTGAACACATAGAGCCCAACGCGCGAGGGATTGACCGCCGCCACCGCCACGCTAGCGCTGCTCGGCACATTGACCGCCACCACCGCTTGCGGACTCGGGAAGGTTCCTGCCATGGCGTTGTCCTATGCGTTCATCCTGGATGCGAGCACAGCTCGGTCTTGATATTCCAAAACCAGCGCGGTGATGACCAGTCCCTGCGCGGCCCCGGTGGTGCCGCCGCCGCCGATGCCGCCAGAAAATGTCCCGGTCAGGGTCAGGCCGAGGAACACGCCGGAGCCTTGCAGCTGCATCCGCTGATACAGGAATCCGGTCGACGCCCAGGCGACGTTCTGGCCCAGATTGTTCTGCCATTGCACGCTCTGCATGGCGTTATTCTGCCAGTCTATCGTAATGGCGGTCAGGAACTGGAACGGGATGCCGGGGTTGAGGTTCTCGCTGTCGCAGGTGCCGTGCATGGTGGTCAGCGAGTTGGAGTTGAGCGCCACCGCTCCCACCAGCGCCTTCTTGCCGATCTGAATCTCTTGATTGGGCGACAGCGAAGTGCGCAGCAGGATGGGGACCGGCACCACGGCCTGGAAGATCTGCGTAATGTCGGCACCGGAGGAGGAGAAAGTCTCGATGATGCCGCCGATCGGGGCCGAGCACATGGTCAGCATGTTGTTGCCCTGGTTGGCAACAAACCAGCGGTTCTTGTAAAAGCATAGGATGAGCGAGCGGGTGAAGCCGGCGCTCGTGTCCTTGTAGCGCAACAACAGCAGGAAAGTATGTAAAGATGTGTGCAGATCGTTCACCGCCGCCTGCATCGGCTGCGAGTAGTCCACCGAGGCGAATATCCCATCCATCTGATCGGAGATTTTTTCCACCGAGGCTCCAAGTATGGCGTAGACCCCGACCTTGTTGGCAAATAGTATCAGTCGATTATAGGAAGCAATCGCCCTGGGAAACGGAGTCCCCTGATCCGACGACAAAGTGACGATGTTGAATATCGTAATTGATCCGCTGACCGTGATGGTGCCGATCGACTTGATGGAGTTGTCGCCGAAGATATAGAGAAAGTTGTTGAGCGCGCGTAGCGCAGTAATACTATGCACCAGGTCGTCGTCGTTCAGCGTGGTTGACCCCGCAGCATTCGCCGGCGCAGCGTCGTCGAAGCCTTTTGTGCCCGTCCAAGTAAGGAAGCGCGTGCCCGCCAGCCAGACGCGGCCGGCGTAAATGGCGAGCGTTGTGACCGGGACCCCAAAGCTTGGCCAGACGATAGCCGTTGCAGCAGCTGAGCCGCTGCCGAAAGTGACAGTAAGGGTGTCCCCCGGCTTGTAGCCGGTCCCGGCGGCATCGAGAACAACTGCCGTGACCACTCCTGCGGTGAGAATGGTGTGGGCGGTGGCGCCGGAGCCCGATCCACCGCTGATGGTGACGGACGGGGGAGATGCATAGCCGGATCCTCCACTGCTGATGGTGAACTTGGGCGACACGCCGCCGCCCTGCGCGAACGCATTGCCGTCCCAGGTGCAGTAGCCGGCGATCCGGTCGGCGATGAGGATGCGCTGCGACGCCCATACCGTCATGTCGGGGGTGGGCGAGAAGGTGCCGGCGAGCGCGAACTTGGCGCCCACGCCGGTCAAGGCATTGACTTGGTAGGCGGCGCCGGATTGGCAGAAGCAGATGATGTAGTCGGTGTTGACGCCGCCCGGCGGGGTGAAGTTGGCGAAGTACTGCGATGAGATGCTCTCGCCCGGGAGGTTGTTGATGGACGGCGCCGGGCCGTTGCAGCACACCAACTGGTTGGGGCCGACGATCTGCAGGTTCTCGCACCAAGCCAAGCGGGTTGGCGGCAGCGCCTCGCGCGCCGACTGCGTGTCCATGGTTTCGAAGCCGGAGAACACCATGAACTTTTTGGTCGCGGTCTGCAGGTCGGTAATGCCTGGCATTGATCACCTAATTAAACACCAATCCATGGTAAGCCGCCTTTTCTCTTCCATCGGGGTGTCTGATAACGACCGGGCGCCCACCAACTTTTGAGTAAGTGGAATTTGCGACGGTCATTCCCTCCAACTCACCGGAGTTGTGCGCTTGAAACAGTTCCTCTGGAGTGACGCCGGAGTTTTTCAGAATGAGCGCGGCATCAATGGGAGGCCTCTTTCCTAGCTTTGCGTGCTCGGAGAACTTTGGCGAGGTGTTGAGGATCTTGTCGTAGGCGGCGCGCAGCCGCGGCCCTACCGGGGCGCCCATGCTGGGCAGCCCCGGGGTCGGGCTCAAGAAGCTCGATGGTGGCACCTTGCCGGCGTGTTCCAAATCTGCCGCTCCCGGTGGTTCACCGGCGTGAGCCAGAACTTCGGGGACACTTTCTGGCGCATCGGCCATCAGTACCCCCTACTCCCGCAGGTCAGGCACCAAGGTGGAATCAAGCCCGTGCTTTTCCATCAGGGTCCTGATCTTCTCCAAGTCCTTGTCGCCTTCGGCACTGTTGAGCATGCGCTGCAGCTTTGCCTTAAAATCGGTCAGGGTCTTTTCCGGGGCGGCGGCCAACTGCAGCGGGTTTGCCGCGGCCAACGGCGGAGCGGCCGCAACAGGAGGCCCCGATCCCATCGGGGAAGCCTGCTGCACCGGCAACGGCGGAGGAGCAAATTCAAGCGCCTTGGAAGTCGGGTCGTCCATGTCAGTACCCCCGCTGCACGCGCCGCCAGACGTTCTGGTAGATATTCGGTCGCCTGGGCGCGAACCTGCTGGCGCCCTTCTTCTTCGCCTGCGCCTCGTACTGCTTTTGCATGTAGTCGGCCTGGCCGAAGTTCTGCGCCTTGAGCAGCGCCTTGTAGGCCGCCCAGTACTGCACCAGGTCGTTCATCGGGGCGTTGACCTGCACGTCCACGTCGGTGGTGTTGATGAGCGGGAACGGGCGCACGAAGGCGTCTATCTCCAGCACGTAGCTCGAGTCGGGCTTGGACGGATAGAGGTAGAACAGGTTCTGCTCGTTGTAGCCAGACCACACAGCCGGCTGTCCGACGTGGGTGGTGTTCATGCGATAGATGGCGTTGAAGTGGGCGAACGGGGCCCACAGCAGCATCTGCCGCCGCTCGGTGCCGGGCCAGATGGCCGAGATGGTGTAAATGTCGATGACATTGAGCAGCGCCTGCGCGGTGGCGGCGGCGGCGCCGGTCGAGAAGGTCACGCTCGGAACCGAGCTATAGCCCAAGCCCCAATTGCTCATGGCGACCTGCTGCA